ATTTCCTTTTCTGATTGTAGCACATCTTCTGCTTGATTGCTATAGATTTGTGTACAAATCCAATTATATGTTTTCTTTATACCAATCTCTAATGGTTGTGAATAATCCCAACCAAGTTTTTCCCTGACGAGATCATTGTTTGAATTTCGTCCACGCACTCCAAGAGGTCCATCAATATGATTCTTAGTAATTTTTTTACCAGAAACTTTTGCAGCAGTGTCAACAAGTTGATTGATTGTAACCATCTCTTCAGAACCAATATTCACAGGTCCTATAAAATCAGATTGCATCATTCTCCATGTAGCCTCAATACATTCATCAATGTATAAGAATGATCTTGTTTGTTTACCATCACCCCATACATCTATTTCACCCTCATCTCCAAGAACGTATGCTACTTTTCTACAGATTGCCGCTGGTGCTTTTTCTCTTCCCCCTTCCCATGTTCCTTCAGGTCCGAAAATATTATGGTATCGAGCAATGCGTACAGGAATACCATGATTACGGTGATAAGAAAGATATAAACGTTCGGAGAAGAGTTTCTCCCACCCATATTCTGAGTCTGGGTTGGCTGGGTATGCTGATGATTCACGACAGTCTGGGTTATCAGGGTCAAGTTGATTATGCTCTGGGTACATACAGGCAGATCCAGAGTAAAATATTTTTGTCTTATTTACTTCATAACTCTCATTAAACTTTCTCTGCTCCTCAAGGACATTTAAGTTAATGGAAACTGAGTTATGCATTATATCAGCATCATTCTCACCAGTAAAAACAAAACCTGCACCACCCATATCAGCGGCAAATTGATATATCTCATCAAAAGATTCTATCATTTTGTATGGTATTTCGTTATAGAAGTTTCCTTGAGTGCCTTTAAAATGCAAAACACGACGAACGAAATCTACATCCCGTAAGTCACCATGTACAAATTCATTTGCATGTGTTTTTGAAAACTCTGGTGATTTAAGGTCTACAGCTCTTACCCAATATCCTTCTTTACGCAGTCTCTTTACCATATGACTGCCAATAAATCCACCTGCACCCAATACTAGTGCTGTTTTTTTGTACTCTCTCATATCCTGTTGGAATAGTCGATCAATTTATTTAGTATAAGAAAATTAAGGTTGTTTGTCAACTCTTCCGTAATCATCTTGTAGTCTTATAATATCATCTTCATCACATATACCTCTCTGCACTTCAATAAAAGTAACCCCTGCAGGACTTGCTTCCATTCGATGCACAGCTTTTAATGGCACGAACACATCGTCACCATCAGATAATACAAATACCTTTTTATTAACAATAGCACGACCAGAACCCTCCACAACAGTCCAATGTTCATCACGTTGATTGTGATATTGAAGTGATAGTTTAGCGTTTGGTTTAACGTATATTTTTTTGACCTTGTAGTTTTTTCCCACATCGAGTGTCATAAACCAACCCCAAGGTCTAAAGTCAAATTGTCTCATAATAAAGAGAAGTTTAGTGACCGTAGAATGAAGTATTGTCCTCTAACCATTTGACAATTTTATCTACTTTATCCGCAAGAGATGCATCTGAACTCTCACCATGCTCGTGAACAGCAGATTCAAGTGCTTGTAATCTCTCTTCAACCTCAACATCATATTTTGACATTGAAGCACCACTTGCAGATTTTCCTGCTTTACCTGTGCTTTTGTATGGCATTTTTATAATTAACTCTGATTTATTTATCTCTTACATAGCAGGGCACACCAGCGGGATCTAACCACTTTGTATATTCAAAGTCGTTCATCGCAGTTTCCATTTGCATGTAGTTATCGCAAAGATACATGTCTTTGTATCGACCTGAGTATTGATTGTATTTCTGAATACGATAATCAGGTTGTCCGTTTAATTCAATAGTTCCACACTCAACGTATCTGTATGGTTCGTTGTGTAGTAATACTTCAATCATAATAATATATCTTACTCTTCTATTATAATCTAATAGACACTATGAGTCAAGTGTGCACTTGAAAAAGTGTCAAGGTCTAACTACGATATCTCCATCATCATCGTCTTCTTCTGTCTCAGGGGTATATATTAATAGTTCTTCACCATATTTTACACCTTCCATCTCAGGGTGTGGAGCTGGCATCTTAACTCTTTTAATCGGTTTATCTAAATCTGCCAGAGTTGATGTCATCATTTTAAACATAAATGCAAAAGTTGCACCAAGAGTCGCAGTAAATGCCAGTAAGTATATAAAAATCATTATGTCACTCATTTTAAAATAGTTTTCCTTTATGAAATAATTTTTGTATTGGAACCTGCTTAATCTTATCAATTATATCAGTTTCAATTCTGTCCAATATATTTACGTCAAGGTGCATAAATGGGGGGATAATACCAAGCATTCTTAATAAACCATCAACAAACAATGCAAGTGTAGTAAAACCAAGTATCATACTGATGACAGTGGCATCACGATTATGCTTTGCCATTGATTCCTCATCAATTTTTCTTGCCTCATCAATTGCTCTTTCGACAGCAGCTGATATCAAAGAATCAACCTCATCTTTAGTGTAGGTATCACTTTTTGTTTTTTCCGTGACTGTTGTGATGGGGAATTCCTTAATTAAATTAATCATGATGGTTTTCTTTCTGTATGTATTATATCACATCATTTCATAGTTGTGACTCGTTGGTTTCATTCCTGTTGTAATTTGTTTCTTATCCTCAAGATTCTGTATTTTTTGCAACATCTCTTGACTTTTTTTAATTGAATCAAGTTTTTTTTGAACTTCTTCAAGTTCTTTTTGGATATGATCCATTATGGTGGTAAAATGCTCCCTTATAATCTCCTTGCCTAAAACTACACGACAAGTTCTGATCTAAGTAATAATATTTAGGAAGTTATGGTTTTGGAAAGGCATTTTTAACACTCGTAATACCAACAAACCAAGCACCTGTCTTTGCATTTTCACCAAATTTTCCTGCTTCAACGTCATGGTACAACTGATCTAATTGATCTCCAATACTGGAATATCCCCAATCTCCTCTACCAGTTGATGCGACTCCAACCCTAGTTCTTTTATATTGTGATGCCACCCATTCATTGTAAACTTCCTCAATTTTATTCAATAAATCTGCTTCAGAGCATAAAGTATGATTTTGTAAATCAATACCTGAGTAATCAAACTCATTAAACTCATTAAAAGTTATTACAACTTGAGCATTTTCATACATTGAGTGAATAGCATCAGCCGTAAAACGAATTGCATCAATACCTAAATTTTTTTTTGTTCTATCAAATCCCATTTTAATTTGCTAATTCTAATACTACAAGTGTGCTCCTAGAAGTGTTTGTGTTGTATCCACCATCACTTCCTCTAGGACGATTCATGTACAATCCTCCAGTATTTTCACAAGAAAGTCTTACTCGATATCCAGTTACACCACTCGGATAATCATAGATATAAATCGCAGTAAATTGATCAGTTTGCTTATCCTCTACGGTGCTTGCTCTTACGCTTGACCAGTCACCAAATGAACCACGGAAGTTACCTCCACCACCAGGACCTTGAGCACCTCTTAAATTATCATCGGTTCCCCAAGAACCACTACTAAGTCTCTCAAGGACTCCAGAGGCATCATCGTTTGCAGCACCGTTTACAGTTGCCATGATAAGATGTCTATTTGAATCAGAGTGTGGAGTAAATGTCATTTGCAAAAAGGTAGCACCAGCTGTTGTGGTAAGATAATGAAATTGAGTATCGGTCACATAATGATAATTCAAAACGACATTGCTTTTTGTGCTTCCATAATATAATGCCATTAATTTACCTCCGTTAGATTAAACTTATACTTTTTGCCATTGCGATTATTTATGAGGTATAAATCACTTTCCCCCTCTTGGATCGTGTAGTCACCCCAAGTATTATCTACACTATTTGTTGATCCTTTGTTTGATAAGTTAAGGTCTCCAGTATATATGTTTTGCCAACGTTTATTAGATGCTCCAAGATTTTGAGAGTTATCTGCGCCAGGAAGAAGATGCCCAGAATTATCAACTCTTAGTCTTTCAGTGGCACCACCATTTTGAAACATAAATTCAGCGACAGCGGGAGATGCTTTGTCTGCTTGAAATATTGTTCCCCAGTTGTTATCAGTATAAATTCTTCCATTATTATTAGGTCCGAAATATATGACACCAGAGCAATCAACAGTTCCAGTCACTAGAGTACCTGTCAAAGTACCACCACTACTACTTGTCTCAAAACGTTTTGTGCCATCATGATATAACTCACAGGCTCCATCTCCAATTATTTTTAATCCTACATCAGTATCTTTAGGATTAAATTGGAAATTTTTCAGTCCATTACTTTGGAATCTATTCGTTGTTCCGTCATGAAATATTTCAAAATCATTTCCAGTTCCCAAACGAATTTTTACACTATCATTTAAATCCAATCCAGTATCACCACCTGCACCTGCTGAAATACCAGTTAGGTTTGCACCACTTCCATGAAATGTTGTTGCTGTGATAATACCAGCTGTTATGTAACTACCATCCGCAAAGAATGTTCCTGCAACACCAGCAGTAGGTCCTATTTTTATTCCACTTCTTGCAGTTACAAGTCCAACTGAATCAACGTTACTAACGTCTTCATATGTTAATGTTCCTGCGATACCAACATCTCCAGTGAAGGTTACTGCACCACTAACTTGAATACCACCTGTAAAGTTTGCTGTGGTTGAAGTTTTTATATTATCTGTTGAAGCGACACCCGTTAAGTTTGCACCACTACCAGAAAATGATGCTGCAGTTATGATGCCTGTAAAAGTTGCATTACCATTTTTTCTTATGGTTACACCAACACCAGTATTAAGTCCAATGTCAATGCCAGTTGTATGCAGAAAAGAATCACCAATAGTGATACCATCACCTGGTTCAGTTCCTATTCCTGCTGGTGCTACCTTAGTAAATGACATATTATTATTTATGTTGCGATACCCACAACACCTTCAGCATATGCTGCTTCGATAATTGCTGTGCTTCCAACTGCAGTAATTGCTTCACCCTTGTTTATTTTATAAGATGTATATAAATTTTGAATTTCTTCTGTTGCGATTCTTGCACGATTTTTGATTGCATTTTCAATCCAATCCTTATGATCAACCATTACATACTGAAGTGCTTTATATTCACCTGTTGTAATGCCAACTGTATAACTTGTATGTATCATTTTAAAAGTCTTTTGAGTATTTATCCGATAAGAAAACCACTAAAACTAGCGTAGTTGTATCCACCATGACCTGAGTGTGCCTGTAAATAACAATCTATATAATCATTTGCATTTAAGTTCATTACCCAAGTGCCACTTTCCATGAACCAACTATCAGTATGATTATGTCCAATATAACCAATAGTGGTTCCATTTCTTCTTATTAAATAAATTGTGTAATTATTTGTAGAACTATTAGTTAACATTCTTGCAGTTATCAGATATTTTCCAGCAATAGGTGCTGTAAATCTACCATTCGATGTATTATAATGACTACCAGTATTATGATTAACATGTGTTGATGCATCAGTAAAAACAATTGTTCCTACGTTTGAGTTGATTTGCCCACCACCTATTGTAACATGAAAAGATGGTTGATTTGGTTTTGTTACGTATCCCTCTTTACTGATTCTCATTCTCGCTTGAACACCACTACCATCTGCTGTATAAAAATTTAATTTTCCATCATCTTTATTAGTTGTATCTTCACCAGCAAATGCAATCATTCCAGCAACTTTATTTGTATCCCAATAAGCAAATATTTCTGCTAATCCATTGCCAGCACCTGTTGCTGATCCTCTGAGTGATAATCTAGCACCAGCAGTACCACCACTCATCTGCACAGAGCCAGGTGTAGCATCTAATGTAGTGGAATAATTACCAGTATAAAGCACTCCAACATTGTCGATGCGAAGTCTTTCTGTGCCAGCAGTTTCAAATGAAATTTTATTATCTTCGGGGAATCTTATCTTTGTATCTGTATCTCCAGTATGAATAATACTATCAGGTAGGGTAACATTACCTGTAGATGTTAATGTAGCTGCTGATACATCACTACTAAATGTTCCTGTGGTTGCCTGAAGTGCCTGAACTGTTGTAATTCCAGCAGTCACATTTATACCACCAGTTTTCACACTGACACCAGTTCCCACTAGCACTTGTTTCTGTGCATCAATATTATTTCTACCTGTAATAATACCGATTGAGTCTACATTAGTAACGTCTTCATAGGTCAATGTACCAGCGACACCAACACTACCAGGAAAATCTATCTTGGTTTGAGATTTTATTTCATTATTAATTCCGTCTAATTGTATACCCATTATTGTTTTTTAGTTATTTATCCCAACAAATAACCATAGAAATAACATCTCACAGGGTCATTTGAACTATTCCAATCATAAGTGTAAACTCTTACATAATCATTAGCACTTAAATCAAATATATGTGTGATGCAAACCCAATAACCAGAGTTTGTAGGGTGTGACCACACATTATTATTACCATAATCTGTCCCTCCTCTAGAAGGCCCTCCACCATTACTTGAGTTATTAATACCAAATGCTATATGAGGGGAAGAGGTATTGACTCCCATTCCAATTGCATGCATGAAATAACGACCATCCACAGGAGCAGTAAATCTACCATTACTTGAATTGAAATGATTTCCATAATTATGATGAACTGTTCCATACGAAGTAACTGCATATGTCGAACCAGTAGTGGTTGTCCAACCATTCATATTAGATGCACCAAAACCTGGTTGAACTGGTTTTGTTACATGTCCCTCTTTATGAATACGCATTTTCTCATCACTAATGGTGAGATTATTTGCATCTCCTGCACCATCATTACAAAAAACAATATCTCCACGACCAAATCCACTACCATCTGACTGAAAATATATTCCACCTTTTCTGTATGATGTTATACTACTTGGATGATTATGAAATTCAAGACCACCATAATCACCATTAGTCTCAGAACTCCTACGCAGTAATAAACCTGCTTTATTACTTGCTATTGAAGAAGTAAAATCTGTTTGTGGAGAACTTGTAGAAGTAGTGTAAAATTGTGTTGCACCTATATTACCAACAACTTGTAATTTTGCTTGTGTTTGAGGTGTTGCAGTTCCTACGGATACTTGACCACTTGAGTTGATGCGAAGTCTTTCACTACCACCTGTCTCTGCTGTTATTGTATCAGCACTAGGAAATCTTATTTTTGTATTAGTATCACCAATATGAATTATACTATCACCAATATTAATATCTGTTCTTGCTGTTATAACACCGACTGAATCTACGTTAGTTACGTCCTCATAAGTCAGTACACCACCGACTCCAAGATTACCTCCTATTGTTAGATTTCCACTTGTACTTAAATTACTATCTCCTATCAAACTCACTGTGCCACTAGCAGTTCCAATGGCAACATTAGTGCCATTCGATGGTAATATTGTATCTACTCGAAGATTACTAGCCATTAATATACTTTTTGATTATTTATACTATCTAACTTCAAAGTCTAACTTACGAACTCTGCGTCGGTTTCTTTTCTCTTGCCACTCTAATTCATCACCACTAAAAAGACTCTTTGATTTATGAGTTTCATTTCCCATCATAATTACATTTGCAATATCGTTTGCAAACACACGATCATTATATACAGTTGTCATGTTTGGACAACCACAACTGATTGACTTGCCAGATTGTCCCTCTACTTTTTTTCCACAGGAACGACATCTAACCCTTATTGGTTCCATTTATCAAATACCAATTATTATATTCTTTCTACTATATATCACCAATCTTCTTCATATTCATCTATATCGTTAGGTTTATTCATCTCATATTGTTTGCAATAACCATGCACATCAATCTCCATTTTATAATGTGCCTGTGTATGAAAGAATTCTATCAATATTAATGTACCTATGATCAATAAGTTAGAATAGGTAACAGGATGAGTGATAACTTCTAAAACTTTTTTCATAAAGTTATAATAGCATAAAAAAAGACCTCTGCAAGCAGAGGTCTTGATTGTAAGATACTTACTTAGAATGTGTATCTTAGACCTGCTTTTCCAGACCAATCAACATCATCATTGTTTGATGCACCATAGATTTCACCATATACAGATGTTTTCTCTGTAAGTGACTTACCACCACCAAGGTATCCTGCGATTTCTACATCACCGAACTCATCAGCAGTTTCTGTGTGAGTTACTTTAGGACCTACAGAGGCATACCAGTTGATTCCATTTGTTGTTGTTCCTTCGTAACCGACTTGAACTTCAATGTTACCAGAGGTATATGCTCCATCAGGGTATGAACCATTTGCTTCGATATTAACGTATGGACCAGCAAAAGCTGCACCA